ATGTTGCGGGTATGCAGGCGTATGTACAAGATGATCCCGATCAGTTGTACAAAGTCGCCGTGGTTTCCACTGGCACAACCATTGGATTCCTCACTCAAGCTGCTGTTGGCAAAAACGTGTCGCTGGTTCAAAACCCCGGCAGCACCACCAACGGTGATTCCAGAAACGCAGTCCTGAACACGACCGATACAGAGACCACTCTGCCGATCCGTGTAGTGGACGTTGTTCCCGAGACAGCCATTGCTGGCTTTCCGGGTTCTTATACAGAGGTGATTGTTCGATTCAACTTCGGCATCTCCCTGTACGAGAATGCAACGGGAAGGAGTTAATAAATGGCTATCTCTCGCGCACAGCTACTGAAAGAACTGCTCCCCGGTCTGAACGCATTGTTCGGTCTGGAATATGAGCGTTATGGTGAAGAACACAAAGAGATTTTCGAAACCGAAACCTCTGAGCGTTCCTTCGAAGAAGAAACCAAACTGTCGGGCTTCTCTGCCGCGCCGGTCAAAAACGAAGGCTCTGCCATCGCTTATGACAACGCGCAGGAAGCATGGACTGCTCGTTACCAGCACGAAACCATCGCTCTTGGTTTCAGCCTGACCGAAGAAGCCATCGAGGACAACCTCTATGACTCTCTCTCGGCTCGCTACACCAAGGCTCTGGCTCGTGCAATGTCGTACACCAAGCAGGTCAAGGCTGCAAACGTCTTGAACAACGGCTTCTCGTCTACCTACACTGGTGGCGATGGAGTTGAGTTGTTCTCGACCGCGCATCCGCTGGTCTCTGGTGGCACGAACTCCAACGAGCCGTCTACCCCTGCTGATCTGAACGAGACTTCCTTGGAAGCCGCCGTTATCCAGATCGCAGCGTGGACTGACGAGCGTGGTCTGCTGATCGCGGCAAAACCGCGTAAGCTGATTGTTCCTCCGAGCTTGATGTTCGTGGCTACTCGCCTGTTGGAGACCGAACTCCGGGTTTCTACCAACAACAACGACATCAACGCCCTGAAGAGCAATGGTTCGATCCCGGGTGGTTACACCGTTAACCACTTCTTGACCGACTCCAACGCTTGGTTCTTGACCACCGATGTGCCCAATGGTCTGAAGCACTTTATCCGTACCCCGCTGTCCACCGGAATGGACGGTGACTTCGATACGGGTAACGTCCGCTACAAGGCTCGCGAGCGTTACAGCTTCGGCTGGAGCGACCCGCTGGGTATCTTCGGAAGCCCCGGCGCTTGATGAAAAGGGGGAGGACCAAAAATCCTCCCCTTTTTTGTTTAAACGCAGTATGATTCTGGCATCTAGGATTTCCACTCTTACCGAACTGACCTAGCAGACTTTGTAGAGACGGTAAGAGGATGTGCTACAACACGAAAGGTTGATCATGGCAATTTCTACTTTTGACGGTCCCATTCGGTCTTTGGGCGGTATCTACCAGCAAGGACCAGCTTCTATCGTTACCGTCACCTCCAGCACGACTCTCAGTCCCACCGTTCATGGCGGTCGGATTATTGCTGTTGGTGGTACTTTGGCTTCCAACGTGGTGCTGACGCTCCCTGCAATCAACACCTCTTCCAATCCGATTACTTCGGGTCCGGGACAAGACCCGAACACCCTGAACAATCTTGGCGTTGTTTACACGATCTGGGTTCCGACCACGATTGCAACCAGCAGCCTGAAGATTGGCACCAACGGCACTGACAAGTATTTCGGCACCATTTTTGGCATTGATACTGACAGCAGCAATGCTTTGGTGGCTTACACCGCTCAAACGGACAACGACTTCATCAACTTCAATGGCGGCACCACCGGCGGCGTTATTGGAAGCTGGGTTCGTATTTTTGCGCTTGCCGCAAACAAATACATGGTTGAAGGTGTTGCGCTTGGAACTGGCACTGTAGCTACTCCGTTTGCGAACTCGTAATAGGAGGCTGAAATGGCTTCCATGCAATATGACGTATTAGCGTCAAAGCCGCGCACGACCGATGGTCAGATGAAGGACCAGAACGACAACGACCTCAAGCGTTGTCGGATCAAGGCTGTGTATGGCATCTCTGGGGCTGTTGCTGGCTCTGTTGTCTTTCGGGACGGCGGGGCAAGCGGTCCTATCCTGATGACCATGAACTCTCCTACGGCAGCAAACTCGGGAACCTTTTGGTTGCCGATGCCCGGGGAGGGTATTTTGGTTGAGACAGACCTGTATGTGGACCTGACGGATGTTGCGTCCATCATGGTGATATACGGGTGATCTCATGCAGTCAGAAGCCTCTTTCGACCTGCATGGCAAGAAACTGTTCATCGGGTTGCCAGCCTATGACTTCAAGGTCTCGGTCAAGTTAGCTATCGCGCTTGCCGAGTTCTGTGTCAAGGCGCAGCAGCACGGTATTCAGATTCAGATGTCCAACGTCTCGGGATGCTCTGTGGTGTCCCGGGTGCGTAACATCATCGCCAACGAATTCCTTGAGTCGGATGCCGAGCATCTTCTGATGATCGACTCCGACATGACCTTCCAAGCTGATGACATCATTCGTCTTCTGGCATGGAGTCAGACCAAGCCTATCGTGGCAGGCGTAGGGGCTGCTCGGAAGAAAGAGAAGGTCTACTTCTCTTCTCTCGATCAGGATGAAAACGGCAACATCTTCATGGACAAAATGGGTCTGGTGCGCGTCCTGCGGGTCGGCACTGGATTCATGATGATCCAGCGCAAGGTGTTTGAAGTTCTTCGGGATGCCAATCCTGACTGGAAATACATGGATCAGAACACCGGGAAGGTGCTTCAGTCCTTCTTCGATTTCAAATCCACTCCTGACGGGTATGTCGGAGAAGACTATGTCTTCTGTGATCGCGCCCGGGATCATGGGTTTACTGTCTGGGTAGACCCAACCATCAAGCTCGGGCACATGGGTGTCCATGAGTTTGAAGGCTCTTTTGGCGAAGATTTTCTTTACCCGCTGCTCAAGCCGCTGGAAGAAGAAAGGAAGGTTGCCAATGGTTAAGCCTGTCAAAAAATCAGAGATGCCGTGCAACAAGCCGCGCTCTACTCCTACCCACCCCAAGAAGTCTCATGTTGTGAAGGCTTGCGAGAGCGGGAAAGAGAAGGTCATCCGGTTTGGTCAGCAAGGCAAAAAGGTTGGCACTTTGTCTGGCACGGCAGGAAAACCCAAGTCTGGGGAGTCTGATCGCATGAAGGCAAAGCGCAAGTCGTTTAAAGCCCGTCATGCCAGCAACATTGCCAAAGGCAAGATGAGTGCTGCATACTGGGCTGATAAGGTTAAATGGTGAAAACACATGGAGATGCTCGTCTGGAATGTGGTCCTCACAGCCATTGTTGCTTTGCTGGGGTTTGTGTTGAAGGAGAAGTTTGCCGAACTCAATCGGTTGGGCATTCTTCTGAACAAGACCAGAGAGGAGGTTGCGCGTGATCACATCACTCGTACAGAAGTTCACCGAGACATGGAAAAAATCATGGAGCGGTTTGATGCAGGTATTGCAAGGCTGGAAGCAAAGATTGACGACCTTCGCAAAGAGCAGAAAGGAAGATCATGAAAAAGGTTAAGAAGTATGCGTCTGGGGGTCTTTCAGAGATCGCTGACACGGCAGCTACCCTGATGGAAGATGTCGATAACATGGCAAATAACATCAACTATGGCTCTTCTCAGTCAACTGGATCGTCGCAGCCTATTGGGTATATGGCGATATCCAAGATGAAAAAGGGTGGCGCTGTCAAATCGTCTGCCTCCAAGCGGGGGGATGGTATTGCCCAGCGCGGCAAGACTCGTGGACGGCTGCTATGAAGCCCAACAAAATTCGCACTGTCATGCAGGAATTCAAGTCAGGAGATCTGAGGTCTTCTTCTGGCAAAAAGGTCACCAATCCAAAGCAAGCCATTGCAATTGCGTTGAGTGAGGCAGGTAAATCCAAACCCAAACTGAAAGAAGGTGGTCACATGAAAGAGTCCAAACAGATGATGAAGAAGGAAGTGTCGTTCATGAAAAAGAAGGGCGCTCCTAAATCTATGATCAAGCACGAGATGGAAGAAGCTGGGGTCAAAAAGATGCGCGTTGGTGGTAGATTGCTCCCCAAAACCCCGGTGCATCCTCGTGTTGCCAGCGGGATGGCTGCGGCACCTCGTTCATTTACCCCTTATGCCGCAAGGGGACTTAATACCCAAATGTCTAGAAGCCGTGGTATTGCCGAAGGCGGCGAAATCAAGGCATCCAGCGGTCTTGCTGCCGGTCATAAGTCTGCTGACGGTATTGCCAAAAAGGGCAAAACCAAAGGCAAAGAGGTCGTCATGAAAAAAGGCGGCATGACCAAGATGAAAAAAGGCGGGTACTGCTGACATGATGCCCAGCCGTGGTATGGGGGTTATCAATCCCGCTAAGGTCAGAACGATCAAAAAGCGGGATGGTGATGAGCCTGTCAAGCTGTTTAAACAAGGTGGTGAGAGCCGGGTAAATCAATCCGGTAACTACACCAAGCCCGGGATGCGGAAGTCCCTGTTTGAACAGATCAAGAACTCTGCTGTGCAGGGGACGGCGGCTGGACAGTGGAGCGCCCGAAAGAGCCAACTATTGGCTAAACAATATAAAGCGCGTGGCGGCGGTTATCGTGATTGAGACGGCTAAAACTTGTACTGATTGCGGAGCAACAAAGCCGCTGTCTGCGTTTCGCAGTCGCGGCGGTCAAATGTCGCATCTGTACAAAAGCCACTGCAACACTTGTCTTTATCGCAGGCACAAGGATTGGGCTGAAAACAACCAGCACCGAGTGGCAGAATACCGCGAAAAAGACCCGTGGACTTTGGCAAAAAGGTGTTCGCGTCGTGGAATTACGCCTGAACAACTTGTTGATCGTTATGAAAGACAAGAAGGCTGTTGTGCAATTTGCAAGTGCGAGGTTGCTTTAATTGATAGTGCAATTGACCATAATCACGATACCGGGGAGTTTCGCGGCGTTTTGTGTAAACAGTGCAACCGCGCTCTGGGGATGTTTAAAGACAGCCCGGTTATTCTTCAAAATGCTATAGAGTATCTTGAAGCGTTTGGGAGTTACGGTGATGGTGATTAAAGCTCCGCAGAAATCGCTCAAGGCTTGGACAGACCAGAAATGGACTACCAAGTCTGGCAAACCGTCTTCTAAGACGGGAGAGCGATATTTGCCCGAGAAGGCTATCAAGGCATTGACCCCATCCGAATATGCCGCCACAACCCGCGCAAAGAGGGCTGGGAAGGCTTCTGGCAAGCAGTTTGTGCCCCAGCCACCCAAGATCGCCAAGAAAGTTGCTAGGCACAGGAAGATCCAATGACAACGGCTGGCACATCATCGTTCAACCTCGACCTCAACAACATCGTTGAAGAGGCTTTCGAGCGTTGCGGGAAGGAGTTGCGCAGTGGCTACGACTTGCGTACCGCTCGGCGCAGCCTGAACCTACTGACGGTGGAATGGTCAAACCGGGGGGTCAATCTCTGGACGATTGAGCAGGGATCGATTGCTCTGACTCAGAATCAGATCACTTACCCGCTGCCTATCGACACCATCGACCTGTTGGAGCACGTTACCCGGACAGGAACTGGGCAGAACCAGCAGGACTTGACCATCACCCGGATTAGTGTTTCTACCTATGCCACTATTCCCAACAAGAACGCCACAGGCAGACCGATTCAGGTTTGGGTTGATCGTCAGTCTGGTGCTACTTATCCTCCCGGTGGGAGACCGGCTGGCACCAACACAACGACCGGGGTGGATCATCCGCAAATCTATGTCTGGCCCGCCCCGGATCAAAGCAACTACTACACCTTCGTGTATTGGCGTTTACGCAGGATTCAGGATGCTGGAAACGGGGTTCAGACGCAGGATATCCCTTTCAGATTCCTCAATTGCATGATCGCTGGGCTGTCGTACTACCTTGCCCAGAAAATCGCCCCAGATCGCGTTCCAGTGCTCAAGGCGCAGTATGACGAGCAATGGAAGTACGCTACAGAGGAGGACCGCGACAAAGCCGCAGTCCGGTTTGTGCCACGCAGGTATTTTGTTGAGTAATGGGAAACAAGTTCGCGTCCGGGAAAAACGCGATTGCAGAATGTGATCGCTGTGGATTCCGTTTCAAGCTGAAGCAGCTTAAAGGGCTGGTGATCAAGACCAAGAATGTGAACATCTTGGTTTGCCCGGAGTGCTGGGAGCCAGACCAGCCTCAGTTGCAGCTTGGAATGTATCCTGTGGATGACCCGCAGGCTCTGAGGAATCCAAGACCGGACAAGAGCTATCGGATATCTGGTTTAAACGGCTTGCAGTTGTTTGATACAACGGGACCAGATCAAGATCAGACAGGCACCCCGGAGGGGGGCAGTAGGATATTCCAGTGGGGGTACGCCCCTGTTGGCGGTTCCAGAGCCAATGACAATGGGCTTACGCCCAACAATTTGGTTTTGGGGATTCAGTTGGGAACGGTCACGGTAGTAACCACATAGGAGTGAAACATGGAAACTGGCAAGATGAAGCAAATCGCCAAAACTGAGGTCAAGAAGCATGAGAAATCCATGCATGGCAAGGGCTATGCAAAGGGTGGCGTGACCTCTGGCGCAATGAAGCAGTACGGACGCAATGTTGCCCGTATGATGAACCAACGCTCTACCTCTCGGAGCCGCTGATGAACACCGACAAATTTGAATACTTCCCGGCTGACACAAAAGACCCTTGCGGGAAATATGTGCAGCCCAAGCCGTACACACAGCCTATGCCCAACACTGGCTATCCCAATGCCACGCCCAATACGCAGACTCAGCGTACCCGTGGTACGAAGAACACCAGCCGGGGCTTTGGACATAGCAGCAAGATGGGGTAATCAGTGAACTACACTGAACTGAAAGCACGGATCAAGGCGTACTGCGAGAATGATTTCCCGCAGGCGGTTGGTGCTGGCGGTCTGACTTCTGACCAGCAGATCAATACGTTCATCCAGCAGGCTGAACAGCGCATCTACAACTCAGTTCAGTTTCCCTCTCTGCGGAAGAATGTCACTGGCGCAACCACGACCAACAACAAGTACCTGTCTTCTCCCGGAGACTTTCTGGCAGTTTATTCGATGGCTGTCATTGATCCTGTCTCGGGCGAGTACTTGTATCTGTTGAATAAGGATGTGAACTTCATCCGGGAGTCGTTCCCCAGCCCGACAGACACTGGCAAGCCCTATTACTACGCCCTATTTGGTCCCACAACGACCAATAACGTGCCTCCTGTCATCACCAATGAGTTGACCTTCTTGCTGGGTCCAACGCCCGATGCAGCCTACGATGTGGAGTTGCATTACTACTACTACCCAGAATCGATTACTACCGCAGCAACAGGGCAGACTTGGCTGGGTGACAACATTGATTCTGTGTTGCTGTATGGCGCGATGATGGAAGCTGCTTCTTTCATGAAGTCCGAGAAGGACATTGTGGATCAGTACATGGGTCGATACAACGAGGCTCTGATGCTTGCCAAGCGTCTAGGTGACGGCATGGAGCGTCAGGATGCATACAGGTCTGGTCAATACCGGATGGAGGTCAGATAATGGCTTTCACGGGCAACTACACCTGCGATACGTTTAAACAAGGTCTGCCCAGCGGTAGCTTTAATTTTGCTACTGGGACCACGGATGTGTTCAAGATTGCTTTGTATACCAATGAAGCAACCTTGGACAACACAACCGTTGCGTATACGTCTACTGGTGAAGTCTCTGCAACTGGATATAACGCTGGGGGTGAGGTTTTAAGCCCCACGGTTTCCATCTCTGACGGCACATCCTTCATTGATTTTGGGGATGTTTCTTGGAGCGGGGCATTTACTGCCCGTGGTGCGCTGATCTACAAAGACGGTGGAGCGGCAATTTGTGTATTGGATTTTGGTGCTGACAGGACATCGGACACTACATTTCAGGTGCAGTTCCCTGCCAACACCAATACTTCTGCCTTGATTCGGATTTCATAAGGAGCAATCATGTTCAACGATAAAGCAAAGTCCACCGACCAAATCAGTGCTGGTGTGGCTGTAGGCAATGGTAATCAAGAGGCTGCTCGTGGGGGCGGCGTGTTCTTTTTTGAGTGCTATGACAAAGATGGCAATCTCAAGTGGACAGAGAAATCCCATAACTTGGTGGTCAATGTCGGCTTGAAAGACATGAACGACAAGTATTTCAGCGGCTCCACCTACACCGCCGCTTGGTATCTGGGGCTGATCACTGGTCCGGGTTCGGGTACAACCATCGCCGCAGGTGACACTATGGCTTCTCACGCTGGCTGGAGTGAAAACACCTCGTACAGCCAAGCCACCCGCCCAGCCGCCACGTTTGGTGCAGCAACGACCGCCGACCCTTCGGTGATCAGCAACTCGGCATCGGTGGCTGTGTTTTCGATCAACGGCACCACAACGATTGCTGGGGCTTTTCTGACCAGCAACAACACCAAGGGTGGCACTACCGGCATCCTGTTCTCGGCATCTGACTTCCAGTCTCCCGGTGACCGCAGTGTTGTTTCTGGCGATACCTTGAACGTCACCTATCAATTCAGCCTTGACGCAGTCTAAGGAGTCAACATGGCTACAAAATACACCAAAGGTCAGAACGTCAAACTCAGTGCTGTGACCCCGCAAGGTCCGGTGGTTGCGCTACGCATGGATGAGAACGGCACATTCTTCTATCTGGTGGAGTGGACCGACGAATCGGGCGTGAAACAGCAACGCTGGTTTGAAGAGTCGCAACTGTCCGCTGTTTAAAGGTCGTCAGTGCTCGGACTGCTGCCATATTCGACAGCGCCGTATTCATCGCTATCTGGTGCTGTTTATGCGGCTTCTGTCTCGGAAACCGCCAGAGCCTCAGATACGCTGAGTGCGCTGGCTTCGTTCGCCAGTACAGTCAGTGAAACGGCAACGGCAGCAGATTCCATATCGGCTCGGGTAACTTTCCAAGGCACAGTCTCGGAGACCGCCAGAGCCTCTGATTCCGTCAGCACAAGCGTCACCTATCAGGTGACTGTCATAGAGTTGGTGACGGGGGCAGATTCAATCTCTGCCTCTGTTATCTTCAATTCAAGTGTCAATGAGACCGCTACAGCATCTGACTCTGTCTCTGCGGCGGCAAATTTTGCCGTCTCGGTAACCGAATCCAACACTGCATCTGAGACCGTACTGGCTACGGTAATCCTTGTTTCAACGGTCAATGAGACCGCAACGGGGGCAGACAGTGCTTCTGCGGGTGTTGTTTTCAACGGCTCTGCATCTGAGACTGCAACTGGTACAGATCAAGCGCAAGCGGCGGCAACCTTTGTCACCAGCCTATCGGAGTCGGCTACTGGCACAGATCAAACGCAGGCTTCCGCAAACTTTGCGGTCAATCTTGCTGAAACAGTTTCTGCTGCTGATCAAGTACAGGCATCTGCTGATTTTGCTCCCAGCGTAAATGAGACTGTCACAGGCGCAGATCAAGCCTCTGCAACGGCAGTCTTTGGTGCCTCGGTAGACGAGACGGCTACTGGCTTAGATGAAATCTTTGCCGGTGCTGAAATGAACAGTGCGGTGGCTGAAGATGCTGCTGCGCTAGACGATCAGCAGGCATCGGTTGATTTTGGAGGCAGTGTTTCTGAGGACGCAACAGGCTCAGATCAAGTAAATGTGGCTATAGATTTTGGCGGGCTGATCGATGAGTCTTCTACTGTCGAAGACTTGATCTCTGCAATTGCTGATTTTGTTGCTGATGTCAATGAGACTGCAAATGCGTCTGATGAGTTGTCTTCATCTTTTGCATTTGCTGGAAACATTGAAGAATCTGCTATGGCTACTGATGAGCCTTCGGCTGGTGTTGTTTTTATTGTCGATGTTACCGAATCTGGCGTTGTTGAGGATTTGATCGGCGCGTCTGTAGATTTTGGCGCTTTGATTGATGAGACCGCTGTAGGATCAGATGAATCTGGGTCTATTTTGATCTTTGGGGCTACAGTTGCTGAATTGCTGAATGCCAATGACAGCTTGCTGGCAAGGCTGTTGTGGGAGATCATCAATGACAGCCAGACGGGGCAATGGAATGTGATCAATGCTCAGAATGGAGCAACTTGGTCCAACATCAATACCTCTGATACTGCCAATTGGAATCTCATAAATGCACAAAACGGCAGTAATTGGTCCACCATCAACACATCTGACTCGGCAACTTGGAACGTCATAAAGACATCGAACTGATATGCCACTTGTTGTCAAAGATCGAGTCCGAGAAACCACGACCACGGCGGGTACGGGGACAGTCACGCTTGCCGGGGCAGTGACTGGCTTTCAGTCTTTCTCTGCCATCGGGAATGGGAACACCACCTTCTACACCATCGCTGGTCAGGGTACGTCTGAATGGGAGGTTGGGATTGGAACCTACACCTCTGCTGGTACTACTTTGTCCAGAGACACAGTTTTGGAGTCCTCCAACAGCGGTTCCAAGGTCAACTTCTCTGCCGGGACCAAAGATGTATTTGTCACTTACCCAGCCGAAAGAACGATAACGGGGGGTGGTGGAGGTATTGGTGCGCTGGTTGTCAATGCAACCACGGTAACGGACAATTACACCGTAGATACGGGGACGAACGCTCAGTCTGTTGGTCCGGTGACCATCAACAGCGGAATCACGGTTACGGTTGCATCTGGTCAAAGATGGCTGGTTGTGTAATCATATGACTTGAGGAAAAAATATGCCGTCCACATACTCAACCAATCTAAAGATAGAACTCATCGGATTAGGTGAGCAGGTTGGTACTTGGGGTACGACAACCAATACAAACCTTGGGACTGCTTTGGAGCAGGCTATTGTTGGTCGAGTGACGGTTGATTTTGCTTCCGATGCCAACAAAACCCTGACCCTGACCAACACAAACGCTGCTCAAGATGCTCGGGCGGTGTTTCTCAATGTCACATCCAGTGTCAGTTTGACCGTAACCCGAGACTTAATTGTCCCGGCAGTTACCAAGAATTACGTTGTCAAGAATGCCACCACAGGCGGTCAAAGTATCCGGGTAATTGTTGCTGGGTTGGGAGTGACCATCCCAAATGGCAAGACAGCCCTGATTTACAACGATGGCACGGACATCAAGTATCAGTTTGATGTTGTCGATGCTTTGACCTTTACTGGGGATGGCACGTTCAGCGGAACGGGGCAGGTAAAGCTACCGGCAGGCACAACGGGTGAGAGAAGCGGATCTCCAGTAAATGGCATGATCCGGTACAACACCAGTTTGAGTTCTTTCGAGGGGTATGCGGCTGGTCAATGGGGCGGTATTGGCGGGGCACAGGCAGGCGGTGCCATCATGACCAACAAATCCACCGCCACAGTCAGTTATACCGTCGCCAGCGGGGAAAATGGTTTGAGCGTGGGTCCGATCACAATTGACTCGGGTGTCACTATCACAGTTGCCACGGATCAACGCTGGTTGATCCTGTAAGGAGAAGAAATGCCATACGGTACGTTAAACGCAGACAAGGTAGTCAACAGCGACAGTATTACCTCCGGGGGTCTGTACGGCTTCAAAAACCGTCTTATTAACGGTGACATGAGGATCGACCAGAGGAATGCTGGGGCGAGTGTGACTCCCGCTAGTGGGGCTTACACTGTAGATCGTTGGGTATATTTTGCTTCGCAAGCATCAAAATTTACAGCCCAACAATCGAGCGTAGCTCCTGCCGGATTCACTCGGTCTTTGCTTTTTACAACAGCTTCCGCTGTCTCAGTAGGGTCCTCTGACTTTTTTCAGTTTCAGCAACCAATTGAGGGCTTTAATACGGCAGACCTTGGATGGGGAACAGCAAACGCTCAATCTGTAACATTGTCTTTTTGGGTTCGCAGCTCTCTTACCGGCACTTTTGGTGGAGCTTTGAAGGATGCTTCTTCACGCTCTTATCCATTCAGCTACATCATAAACTCAGCAAATACATGGGAGCAGAAGACTGTAACCATTGCGGGTGACACAAGTGGAACTTGGGCTACAGATAATTCTGCAAGTATTCGTGTTGCGTTTGGTCTTGGCAACGGATCAACTTTCAGTAGCACTGCTGGCTCATGGCAAGCAGGTAACTTTAGTTCAGCCACCGGCGCAACCTCTGTCGTCGGAACCAACGGAGCCACCTTCTACATCACAGGCGTTCAACTCGAAAAAGGCAGCACAGCAACGAGCTTTGATTACAGACCGTATGGGACTGAGTTGGCTCTGTGTCAGAGGTATTTTACAAACTCATGGTCGGGCAGTGGTAAATGGTATACAACTACAACGTGTGCTATTTATGGAAGATTCCCGGTCACGATGCGAGTTGCACCAACCACAGTAGCCGTCGCAGCAAGTCCGGGGAACATTGAAGAACCCGGAGTTTCAAACCGCGCAGTAAGTGCTGTTGCAAGTTCAAATTTAACTGCTGATGGGGGTGTTGTTAATTTCACCACTGCAACGGCAACTCTTAACGCGGTTGGTGGCGCTGGAGGTAGCGCAAACTCAATTGCAACCTTTAGTGCGGAGCTTTAATCATGTATCAACAAATCAAACCAGCGTTTGAGGGTCAAGAAGTCCATTGCATCAAGCGCCTTGCAGACAACGCCTTCATACCCTTCGACCCCGCTAATGTTGACTATCAGGAATACTTGAAGTGGCTCTCCGAGGGCAACCAACCTCTCCCAGCAGATGAGGAGCAAAAATGACTTTGATTCTTTCAGGCACGGACGGTCTGTCCGATATTGATGGTTCTGCTGCCACCCCGGCTATTCGGGGCACGGATACCAATACTGGCATCTTCTTCCCTGCGGCTGACACGATTGCCTTCTCTGAGGGCGGTGTGGAGGCGATGCGTATTGATAGCTCTGGCAACGTGGGCATCGGGACGAGTTCGCCAAGCGGGAGTCTTGATATTGGGGGCGCAACACCAACTATTAGGATAGCTCCATCAACTACGACAAATAACGCTTTACTACGGTGCGTTAACGCTGGCGGCACTGCTTACATCGGACTTGACAGCAGCGCGGCTGGTCTTAGTAGTGCTTACGCATTGAATTTGTATCATTCTGGCGCTTACCCAATTGACTTTACTACAAACGGCATATTTCGCGCCCGTATCGACAGCAGCGGGAATCTGCTGGTGAACACCACAAGCAATCCCGGCACCTCCGCTAAGTTTGTTGTTTCCGGCAACTCGGATGGTACCTTCAACCCGATGACGGTTGTGCAGGAAGCTGCCGGAAGCACAAGCCGAACCTCGATTCAGTTTTACAGGAACTCTGCTGCTACTGCTGTTGGAACAATTACCACCACCAATGCGGCGACTGCTTATAACACCTCCTCCGACTACCGTCTGAAAGAGCAAGTACAGCCGATGACTGGAGCGCTTGCGCGTGTCACTGCGCTCAAGCCGGTGACGTACAAGTGGAAGGTGGACGGCAGCAGTGGCGAGGGTTTCATCGCCCATGAGCTTGCGGAAGTCGTGCCTCAGTGCGTGACGGGCGAGAAAGACGCTGTGGATGCTGAAGGCAAACCCGTCTACCAAGGCATCGACACCAGCTTCCTCGTGGCAACCCTTACGGCGGCAATTCAAGAACAACAAGCCATCATCCAATCCCTTACAGCCCGTATTGAGGCACTGGAAGGAAAATAAATGCCAAGCGTAATTAACAGCGACAACGGCGTAATCTCTGGCACCTCTGGTCTGAAGACCTCTGGCAGTAACGATGGTCTGCTGGACTTCCAGTCCAATGGCACCCGGATTGCCGGTATCACCACATCAGCGTTTCAGGTCGGCACCGACAACATCTCTGCCGTCAACTCAATGGGCTTCCGCAACCGTATCATCAACGGGGATATGCGGATTGACCAGAGGAACGCTGGGGCGAGTGTGAGCCTTAGTGGGTTGGCAGTAACGTACACCCTTGACAGATGGGCGATTCGGAGCGATACGGATGCAATTGTGTCTGTTCAGCAATCGTCTACTGCTCCTACCGGCTTCAATAACTCTTTGCTGTACACGGTCACGACCGCAGACTCGTCATTAGGCGCAACGCAAAACTACTCTGTCCAGCAACGCGTTGAAGGCTTCAACATGGCTGATTTTGGGTGGGGTACTGCTTCTGCACAAACAGTCACGTTGTCATTCTGGGTTCGTTCAAGTTTGACTGGAACATTTGGCGGCGCAATTTCAAACTCGGCAGCTAACCGCAGTTACCCGTTCACATACACAATCAGTGCTGCGAATACTTGGGAACAAAAGACAGTAACGCTTGCTGGCGACACGACAGGTACTTGGCTCACAACCAACGGTATTGGTGCTTATATTTACTTCTCAACAGGCGCAGGCTCCTCTGTTAGCGGAACCGCTGGCGCATGGGCTGGGTCTGACTTCCGTTCAGCCACCGGCGCAACCTCTGTCGTCGGCACAAACGGAGCCACCTTCTACATCACCGGAGTCCAGTTAGAAGCCGGTTCGGTCGCCACCCCGTTTGAGCGCAGGGACTACGGGCGTGAGTTGATGATGTGTCAGAGGTATTACCAAAGGATTGGTTCAACAGGAGCGGTTAATGCCGCCGTGGCATCTGGGGTAAATTTTTTAACCACAACTGCAATAACATACTGTAAATTTATCACTACCATGCGCGCTGCGCCGACCGGCTCTGTTACTACTGCAAGCAATTTTTCGCTGCTATCAGGTGGGTATGCCACAACCGGATCGGCTGTGACCGTCTACACAATGGGAACGGATTCAACTCGTGTTGATGTCACAACTGCCGGACTTACAACGGGGCAGGGCAGCGTGCTTTACATCGCTTCAACCACTGATGCAATCCAACTTGCTGCGGAGTTGTAATATGTACAAAAAGTATTTTGATGTCGCTTTCCAGAAAGACGCAACTGGCGTAATTCGCCTCTCCGACAACGCATTCATCCCCTTCGACCCCGCAAATACCGATTACGCCAATTTCAAGGCGCAGATCAATGCGGGCGAGACGCAGCTTGAAGACGCTGATGGCAACCTGATGAGCGCAGATACCGCCAAAACTTATGTGGCTGGACTTCCGTAACAATGAATCATGATCGACCCGATAACCGCACTTGCCGCCGTCTCGTCGGCGGTCAACCTTGTAAAAAAGGCAGTTAAGACGGTACAAGACGTACAGTCTCTCGGGCCGGTTCTCGGTCAGTATTTTGATGCCAAAGCGCAGGCAATAGAGGTTGTTGAGAAGGCAAAGACAGGGGCGTTCAGCGGTTCGATGTTGGGCAAGGCGCTGGAGGTGGAACTCCAGCTTGAGCAGATGCGGGAGTTTGAAGAGCAGGTAAAAATGCTCTTTTGGCAGGCAAACAAGATGGATGTTTGGATGCGGATAACCGCCCGAGCCAAACAGATGGAAGCAGACGCAGCCCGTGCAGAAGGGCGGCGCAAAGCGGAAAAGAAGCGCAAACAGGCAGAGTTTGAAGAGTTGGTCCTGATCATCTC